TAATCATAATTCACACTCTCAGTTCTCATTCTCAATACAAGTATTATACAACATAGAACATCTTTTGTCTAATACCGTTTTGTTATAAGGGAGACACTTTTAAGAACTTTCTTCGTGCCTTAGACCATTGTTTCATAGGTTTCTTGAACATGATCTCTTTGGTAGTACCTGCCTTTATATAACCCGCAAGTTGACCTGCCTTGTTCACAATGTAGGTATGATTGGAGACATTATGCTCTCCCCAATCAGTGACCTCTTGTAAGTACTCCATTATAGTGCCTTCTTCTTACGAGGTTTGAAACCAAGCATTTCCATCGCAGCGACTGGAGAACCAGAAACCTCGTAACCATACTTCTCAGAGTAGAACTTGTTTTGATGGTCAGACAGTTCAAGATACTGTTCAACAGTAGCGTTCTTGACTAGGAAGTTAATCCAAGACTTGTAGGGTTTAGAACCATACTTGAATCGTGCAATGAACTCTGGTTTGGGTTCACCGACCCAAGATGGGTGACAGTTAGGGTTTGCCTCTTCCATGTTGACAGAGTTAGTGTGTCTACCACGGTACATCAAGTACATACCATCCCAAGTGAAATCTTCTTTATTAAATGCAGTCATAATTTACTCTCTCAGTTCTCATTCTCAATACAAGTATTATACATGGCGAAACAGGGTTTGTCAACACTTATTTTCAAAAAAAGTGAAATAAATTAGTACTTGACAATTTATGCTATATACTGTATGATGTCTGTATTAATGAGGAATTTACATGAAATTAAGTCTACAAGATGCAAGTTATGCCGCTGGTAGGTTCGTTGAGTATTTCGATGATTTTGGTCGAATCGATGACTACTTTCGTGCAAGAAAGATAGAAAGAGTACGTAACATCCCATCTCCCCTGCCGGGCATGAGTATGGAGGATGACCTATTCCAACAGTTTGACCTACACCCCCAAGATATGAACTTCCGTATCGCAACCGTTCCCCATGAGTTGTTTGACACCTTATTGGAAAAGACTGCCTCGTTTTCACCAGATGATTCGCCAGGCAAGACCCATAAGATGGTAGTGTTTGAGACTACTACCAATACAATATGTGGATTCATTAGGTTCGGTTCTCCCCTCATTAATAGTAAACCTCGGAATGATTATCTTGAGGGTGTACCAGATTTAGACATATTCAACCGCCATGCGATCATGGGGTTCAATATAGTACCCGCACAACCGTTTGGGTTCAACTACCTTGGTGGTAAGTTACTTGCGGCAATCGCCTGTTCCCATGCAAGTCGCAGAATGTTGAATAAGAAGTATGACACACAGTTCTGTCTGTTTGAGACTACCTCTTTATATGGCAACATCAAGGGTGCGTCTATGTACGATGGTATGAGACCATTCCTACGTTATAAGGGTGACACTCAGTCTAAGTTCCTATTGACCCTTGGTGATGACATCTATCCAGAGATGCGTGATTGGTTCACCGAGAAGAATGGTGGTGAAGAGTTGATACACAAAGGTGCGTCATCTCGTAAACTCAAGATGCAGACCAAGATGGTCAGTATTGTTAAACAGTCACTCAAAGAACACGACAAGAAGGCGTATGACCTGTTTGCCAGTAAGATCGCCTCTGCGGGTGATGTGACTACACAGAAACGATTCTATATGAGTGAGTATGGATATTCTAATGTCAAGGATGTATTACTTGGTAAGACCGATGTACTACAGAAGGCAGAGAACTTTGATCGATTTGAATTAGAGAACATCATTACATGGTGGAAGAAACACGCCTCCAAACGATATGACAAGATGGTGCGTGAAGGTAGATTGAGGACTGAACTAGAGGTCTGGAATCAAGACACGATGAATGATATTGATATTATTAGATAAAAACACTTGACTTTCTCTGAAAGGTGTGTTACTATGTAATAACCAACTGAGATTCCAATGGTGGAATTTCAATTTAACCAAACTTAGTTTTCCATGTGACTTATAGGTTCTTGGTAACTAATGTTTAATTTAAGGAGTGACGTTATGTCAAATATAGTAGAAGAAGTAATAGCAACCCCACCCGCCTCTTATGAGGGATACCTCTATCGGTTCACCAATATTGATGATGGTAAAATGTATGTAGGAATCCACAAAGGTGCAGTGGATGACCCCTACAATCATTCATCTACAAATGTAGAGTTTCATAAAGTATTTGCTGACTCAAAGTCAAAATTGAAGTACGAGGTTCTTGCGTATGGAGACTATATGCAAATGCAGAATGAAGAACACCGTATCTTGAAAAAGTCAAACGCAAGAACAAATCCAGATTACTATAACAAATCAAATGGGTTTCCACAATACGTAGAAGCAGATATCGAGAACTGTGTGTTTATTGATACCCAGATTGATGATGGCATCTTTCCAGTAGTTAGAGAAGACTTACAACTTCATGTCCAGATGGGTTATCTACAGGTTCGTTTTCAACATGACCCTGATCATCAGAGAAAAATCAAACAGAAGATTGATGATGCACGAGGCAACACTGATAAGTGTAACCCTGTACTTGTATGGGAAGGTCGTGGCGAAAATGGAGAAGATATACGTGGTGATGGTAACCACACCGTTCTAGGTGCGGCACAGTCCAAACACGCAGTTGATATTCCTGTGATACGTATTCCATATGCTGTTCACTGTGATCTGACTGATGAAGACTTGCGTTTTATCGGTAATGCACGTAACAAGAATGAAGAAGTTATCAAGAAAGGGATAGAAAAACCTGATGGTATCAAATACGTTCTTGATATGGCTTCTAAGAAAGTGCCTTACAATGCTCCATCAAATTCCGCAGCACTGAAATATTTTGGGTTCACAAAGAGAGAGATAAGGGATATTTTGCGTGATGCGAACCAAATTCTTATAACGCAACAACAACACATCTCTGCTGGTCGCATCTTTAAGAACTACAAGGCGAGACCACATTCTGCTGAGTTGGATGCAGAGGTGGCATCATATAACCGACCAGACCTTGGACAGTGTTCAATGTACCTTTCATCTGGTGCTGTACGTTTCGAGAGAGTTCTTGAACTTCTATATGCGAACCGTAAAAATTGTACCAAATGTATTGTTGTCATCCACCACCCAACAGTCGAACAAGGGAAAAAATGGAAGAAACACGATCAACCATATTACTTGAACCTATGCGAATTCTACAACCTTGATGTTGAGTTCGTTGAGATGGATATGTGGATGGAAGATGTTTCTAAGAAGAAAGAAGAGGCTGCATGAACCTATACGACATAGGAAAAGAAGATAAACTCCAAAAGACTGTTCGGGTGCTTGTGTACCCGAACATCACCTTTCAGAAGGACTTGGAGAAAGATAGTTACATACAGGTCATCAAGAATCAAATCAAACTATTGAATGAGATTCGAGATGATCTGTGGTTCTATCTGGTACTCACAAAACCTATGGAGTCGTTACAGTTTGATAATGTGACGCAGATGTATATTGATCTACCTACCTATCCGCCCACAATGCGTAGTCACTTTGATGTGTCCAAACTACAGAAGATGCTAGGTGTTAAACTAGACATCGATGTAGTTATGTGTCACCTACCCGAACACGCACACGCACTCAAGAACACCCTGTACAACGTTACTCACCACGTTCCCCCATTCATGGGATACTGTCACTGGTTTGATGTTGAGGATGTTGTTGCATGGCCTAAGGATAGTTTCCTCCAGAACATTACTGGTCTGTTGGAGTATGACCGATGTTATCTGAACACTCAATACCAGAAAGACTTGGTATGTCTACAAGCGGAAGAGACATTCAATGAAGAGACTGTCGAGAGACTGGATGAGATTCTTGTACCTCAACAGTTGGGTGTAAAGGAAACCGACATTGTATCGGGCATCAATCCAGACCCCGAAAAGATTATTGTATTCAACCATAGACCAGACACATACAAACACTTCAAAGAGTTTATTGCATTGTGTGATAGGTTGTGGGAAACAAGGCAGGATTTCAAGGTATGGATTCCTCTACTGGATAAACCCAATCGTGAGTATGTGGTGACCGATAAGGGTGATAAGGATTGGTACTACAAGGAACTACGTAAATGTCTTGTGGGATTCTCTCCCAAACAGAAGTACGGTGGATGGTCAGTATCGACTACCGATGGTATGATGAATGGTGTACCTTATATAATGTACAATGCTGGTTACTATCACGAACTGTATGAGGATGGTGACTTCTTTAATAATGATGAAGAGGCGTTAACCTTTCTGAACCTATTCTTGGATAATCCAGAGTATCGCAAACAAGCTGCCTGTGAAGCGGTAAGTTGGATACAAAACAATCTGATATATAAAGATAAGATGATTGAGATGAACGACTACATGAATGACTTGTTATCAAAACAGAAAGTCATGGGTGATAGTGAGAAGTTCCAAGAGATCGTTCAGTACATCCGAGACAAGGGTGAGGTGTCCAAGGTTGAACTACATGGATGGTTGAACTGGGGCAGAGGCATCAAGTGGACTCCATACAGACGTGCGCTTATGAATCACCCAAACATCTATGATGTGGATAGTGGTGATCCCAAGTACATTTGGAAAGAATATGAAGATTGATTACATTGAAACCGACCAGTACTCTTTAGGTATACTAGGAAGAAGCGGAACACGTAGTTTCGCTAATTTCATTTCTCGATATTATTTTGATTATGCATGGGAGCAACACCGCAATCTGATCATAGGTAAGGACAATCCTGATTTGATGTTCCCCACACATCATCCCTATACACAAATGACTATTGATGATTTCAATCAGTGTAACTATTTTTTTGATGGTCATGAACCTACAATCATGGTACTACGTGATCCACTAGAAAGAGCGAAAAGTGGTTCTCGTATAAGTTACGAACCAGAGTTTCATGGTGCGCCTGCATTGACTCAGATCGAATGGGAGCATATAGATTATGTTATTCCATTTGAAGACATTAAGATGTACATCGGAGAGTCCCGATGGTCTAATATGGACATTGCGTTTGTGGGTAGTGATTTGAGTAATGAAGAGAAGGCGTTATGGGAATTGACACGAGGTACTTACTTCCGTGATATTGGTGTTCCCAACTATGAGAATCTTATTGAGGAATGGTCTGTTGAGGACTATGACTACACAGACGAGATCGATTGTTATAATCAGATTGTAAGCACAAAGAAACAACTACCCCCCGATATGTGGCATCAAATGGTGAGAGACACCACATGGTGTAACATCCCCTCCAAACATCTAAAACAGATGAACTAAAAAAAAGGGGTCTCGAAAGACCCCTTTAAAATGTGGTGAGTTAACCTCACTCTTATTTTTATACCAATCTTATGTCAAGATGTTAGTCACCTTGAAGATACGGTAGTACTGGTTAGTCTTAACAGCAGCAAGACCGTCAGAAGGTGTAGCACCCACGAATGGGTTAGACGCCATACCATAACGAGTTTTAAACCCGATACGTGGTTGGAAGTCATCTTCACCAACTGCTTTAACCATTTGCAGAGGTACATATGGGCAGTAGAATACACCACTGTCATATGGGTTCTGACCCTTATAACCAACAGTTACATAGTCAGTGTTTGCATATGGATCGATGTATACACGGATACGACCGTTCAATACACCAGCAAAAGTGTTACCAGTATCGTCAACCTGAAGGTTGTTGTTGATAGCAGGACTGTAGTCCAAAGAACCAGCAGCAGCAAGTGCAGTAGCAACATCTGAAGAACAGATGATTACGTTACCTTTACCACGGCGAGTTTCTTTTGCGATTACGTTACACTCACGGTCGATCTGTACAGTAAGACCTTTGAACTTCTCAGCAGACCAACGACCATCAGTATCAGAACTCATGTTGAAAACACCTGGCAGAGTCACGTTAGACTGTTGAGCACCAGTTTTTGCCTGAGAGTTGATAGTACGGATAACCTCACGGTTGATTTCAGCAAGAATCTCAGTTGACAAGATGTTTGCCAATTCAGTTTCTGCATCCAAACCGTGGATTGCTTTAAGGTCTTGAGCAAGTTCAAGAGTGTACTCTGCCTTCAACGCACGTGACTTAGCAGTAACAGTCTGACGTTCGATGGTGAAACCCATCTCGTTGAAAGAAGAACCACCAGTACGACCAAGTGCTTCAGCGTCTTCAGTTGGCATTCCGCCAGCAGAAAGAGCAGTAACACGAGTACCTTGTGAATCAACACCATTCCAACCAGAAGCGTTATCTGAATCGTGAGTACCAGAAGAGTCACCAGAGAACTGAGTCTCTGCTTCACCGAATAGTGCTTCACGGTTAGATGTAGAACCACCCTGATAACGTGATTTCATCGCAAAGATCAAACCAGTTGGGCCATTCATAGGTTGAACACCACACACATCATAAGCGATGAGGTTAGGCATTGCACGGCGTACTAAAGAGATCAGTACGGGGTCAAAGTTGTTTACAGAACCAGTGTTGTTAACGCCACGAGCAGCGTTCTCAGACAAGAAACCATTCTCTTGAGCAGACTGCTCCATGATTGCTTTTTCTTGGTTCTCTAGGATTGCAGCAGTAACTGCACGGCGGTGATTGTCTTGAATCACGCCAGCAGACTCTTCGTTAAGAACTGGAGCCCACTTTTCGATTAAACTATCGTAAGATTGCATTTTCAATTTTCCTTATTGTTTAGGTGTTATTTTGCGAATAGCGGAGAGGTATTGTTCCATAACAGGTGATACTTCGACAGTACTGTCAGCATCTTCTACAATGGATTCTACTTCGTCACTACTTGCGACTTCTTTGGTGAAGTATGACTCGACAACAGTTTTAACTTTGGATGAGAATTGTTCTTCATCTTCAAAGTCAATGTCTTCTACGAGCGACTTCAATTTCTCTACTTGTGTGTCAGCAAGATCACGTGATGATTCACGAATGATTGATTCACGTTTGTATGCTTCCAACTCACCAGTAGTATCAATTACTTTCTGAGTAGTTTCGTTGAGGCGTGCCTCTAGTTCTTCTACTGACTCAGCAAGTTCGTCAACTAGGTCAACTTTGGATTCGGGTACGTCAATGTAAGACTCTGTAAACAGGTCTTTCATTTTGTCCATGAAAGTCTCAGCAATTTCAGTACGGAGACCGTTCTGGATTGCAACTTGATTTTCTTCCATCCAAGATTCAACTACATAGTTCAGGTAGCTGTCTACTTTCTCTACAAGGTCTGCCTTCGTAGAAGAAATTTCTTCTGCGAGTTCTTCCTTGTACTGTGCTTCAATACGGTCTACTTCTTCAGACAGTTTTGATTTCACAGCAGCCTCAAAAATTACAGCGGTTTTAGCTTTAAACTCATCACTGAGAGTAGCTTCAGACTCGACTAATGCGTCTAGTTCAGCAGCAGTGTCAACAC